TATTATATTCTTCTCAAAGAAACACCTACAGAAACAGATGTATACATTGTAGAATTAAAATCTACAGTTATATCAAATACCATATTTCCTTTAGTTGTCATTTTTGTATTATTATTAACTATATATCCTTTAGCATATAATGCATCTTCAGTTAATGTTTTTCCATCCAATGTTTCAATAAATGGTCTATCTGATATAGTTTGATTAACAGTTGCTATTACACCTGTGTCAGGATCGCCAGTTTGTAAAACAAATAAATCAACTTGTTCAATCTCATAAAGATTCATTATATTTAATTCAAGATATGATTTTATTTTATTATCAATGTCATCTTCAGAAAAAGAATCAGGAATAAGATTCATTGTTTCTAAAAATGTTGTTTTTGCTTTTAAATCAATATCTGTTCCTAACAATTCTCTTAAGAAACGTTCATATACATTTATTGATAATATTGCAGATAATTTATCTGCTGAATATGTATATGAAATTTCAGATGTATTTGAATTTTCTCCAACAGTATATTCATATAAACTAAATGATGTTGGAACTTTCATCATTTTACTTCCAAATAATGATTTTATTTCCTTCATAGAAGATGTTCCTATTACATCAATATTCTCAGATATAGAATTATAGTAATTATAATATTTAGCATCCCAAGATGAACTCCATGCATGCACATCTTTCTTATCAATTGATATTTCATTAATGTATGGATATACAGGATCATAACCATCTGTAGAAACTAACGTTAAAATTTCTTCATCAGATATTTTATTGAAAAATCTATTTTTAATAACTGAAAAATCCTGTAATTCGGTTCCAATATGTGTGTTACTTAATAAATAATCTTTATTTGTTGCTATTGTAAAATCTTCAGATTCTCTCATCCAGAATTTTAATACATTTTTAAATTTAGGATTATAATTACCAGAATAACGATATAATATTTGATTATTATTTTCAGATATTAATTCTGCACCTATATTTATATCAAAAAACTCTGAAGGTTTATTTGTATCTGCTATTGGAATGAATTCAGATGTTCTAGACAATTTATGTGGTAAAATAAATTTGAACGTGAAATCCGGATCGCTCGTTTCAACTCCAGTTTCATCATAAATTTTATATGTCATAGTAGATGTTTCTGAATCATTAACCATCACATTTGCAATTTCATAGAATGATAATGATTTTCTCATTGCATTATAAGCATTATCTCCACCATTTATATAATAGTAGTTAAAATTTGACCAAGCTAACATAGTTGATGGTAATGAATATTCAGCAATAGTAGTTCCAGTATCACGTAATGCATATGAAGTTCGATTTTCTATTGAAACAGAATCTTCAGTTACATCTGAAGGTTCATTTATTAATAATGTTGTTTCTAATACAGAAACATTTTGAGTTGCAACAAGTTTTGAAAAATTACCAGTCGATAACACTGGTATCTCATCATCTAAACGAGGATTATATAACGGTTCAATAAGTGTACTAAAATAACCATCTATAGATGACGTTGAAAAATTAATTCCAGAACTTAATTTATAATCACTTGGATATACTGTATCATAAGTAGTTAAAGTATCATCTCCTTTTAATGTTACTATATTATTTCTATTTTCTAATGTGTAGAAATCTACATAATTCAAATTACCATTCAAATATCTAAATGTACAAACTTTAATTGTTATTATTACTACAATAAATTTCCATTTTTTATTTATGATAGTATTATATTGTATAGGATCATCTTGATAAATATTTGACGGTTCTGTATTTATTATAGTAGAAAATCTATATCCATTATAATTTTTTAAATTCTCTTCTAGTGTCGGTATTATTTGTATTTTCTGACCTCTAAAAAACGTATATGTTCCTTTTGAAAATTCTTCATAATTAAAATATGAATATTTTTCAGCAGTATCAGAAGCATATGATGATGCTATACCATCCGTATATGTTAATTCCGATGGATAACCGGTAGAAAAGTATATTGAAAACCAATCAGTTTCAACAGATGAAAAATCATAATTGTCGATCGATTCAAACATATATGAAAATGGTTGTTCATTCAAATTGTAATTATTTGAAATCGAATCAATGTATGGCCACTCATGTGTATGATATTGTGGATCAGATTCATCTTGATTAATAGAAGGAGAAAAATTCATAGTCCCAAATGCTCTACTATAATTGAATCTATAATTATTTTCTCTAACATCTTTTCCGTCCATAACCCATTTAGAAATAAACGGAACTACTCTTGATTTTAATACAAGATCTTTTTGATAAATTTCTTGAAGTCTTTCATATTCAGTATTTAACGTATCATCAAATCTTGTTGGATTCCATTGATTTTCAAGAACATTAAATTTAGCTTCTTTCTTGATAGTAGATATACCTGCAAGTGAGAAGAATCCTTTAAATTTAGATAATGCATCTTCATTAAAATAATGAATTTTTTTATCTGGCATTAATAAAATTGTATCTCCAACAGTTGGAACAGAAACAGAAGAATCTCCAATTAATAATTCAGCAGTAGCACCAGTTGTTCCAAATCTAAACTGAATAGAAGAATATGGAACAGCTTCATCAGTATCTGTTATAACTAAAAATGGAAATGAAGTACTTGCTGTAATTCCTAAAGATCGATCAAAAGTATATAATGTATCATCTATTTCTGTAATTGTAATAGGAGCTATATAATTGTCAAAATATTCATTTAATTCTCCTTTATACGTTCTAGCATAATCAGAAGAATAAAAATCTGTATCAAAATCCTTCATAGGTAAAATAGAAAGAATACTAAATGAAGGTTTGAAAATTTCATATGATGTTATTTTTTTATCAAATGTAGTTTGAAATCCTTGAGATTCATTATCAAGCACTATAGTATGATAAATATCACATCCAATAAAATCTATTAATTTATCTGTGTCATCATACACAGGCTCCTCTAAATATGGCGCAGACACTATGAAATCATCAAGAATAGAATATCTTTTTGCTAAAGAGAAATTTCCCTTTGTACTTATATACTCATCAGATAACATTCCATTTGCTACAGATTTAGTTATTTTTGCCCTGGTATGTTTTCTTTTAGATGCTCCAATAAAATTAACTTCACCTCCAGTTCCACCTTCGACACCCATAATAGATAACTTATTACTAACATATGTGCTAAATATTAAAGATTGATTTTCAGATTCTAATCCACTTTGTGTAGATCTAAAGTATAATGTTGTATCTTTTGCCAATACTTCAAAATTGCATCCTTCAAATGTATCAAATGCATCTTGGATTGAACTTACAAGAGTTTCAAGTTCTATGTTAGAATTACCACCATGAAAATATGTAAAATAATATGCTCCATTTTCATCATAATTTGTCGAGTATGTATGCCACGACTGTCCAGGATTTATATATGAATTATTTACAATTACTCTATATCTATGAGGATATTCACTTGCAGTTTGACCATTATTCCAATTAATTTCAATGTAATCATTAGGAGATAGATAATCATTAACTTTAACATATAACGATGATTTTCCTATTGTATCTATTACTGTTCCAGATGTTTGTGTAATTATGTCCAAAAATCCAGTTAAATCTGTTATATCTAATTCAGTATCTTGTAATGTTAGTTCAATATCTTGTTGTGTTTCATCACCTTTATGCACAATTTTAATTGCTGAATCTTTAACATTATGTAAATTTCCATTAACATCTTTTACACAAAAAATTCTTGATTGATCAGTAATAAAACTAGAATCAAACATATTAAGATTAAAATTTGCTAATTTTTCAGCACTATAAAAATCAATACTATCAATTAGTGTAACACTATATGAACCATTAAACGTAGTATAATCTAAAATAACTGACGTTTCATTATTTGAATATGAAGATGAAATTACATTAGCAGTTGATTCAATATCAAATGCATATAATGTAACAGTCTCTCCATTTATAAATTTATTTGCAGCATTTCCAGGTAATGTTATTGTAAATGTAGGATCATCTAACACAACATTAGTAACAACTGAAGTAAAATCAGATGGAGTTAATGTTGTTTCAATATTGGATGCATATATTTTAATTCCATTTTCATTTGTTTGAGTAAAAGATGCCTGTGATGTCAATGTAGTATCTACTCCCTTTCTAGGAATAGGTAATTGATTATTTGTTAGTGAATTTTCAACAAATCCATCTTCATCAATAAGAAATTTTGCTAATTCAATTTCATTAACATATAAACCAAAGTATCTGTTTATTGAATATTGTTTAGCAGTATCATCATTAAACAAAAACTCTAAATTTATCAAATGTGAACTAAAAATACCATTTCGTTCAAAACCAAGAGTCATATGTTCTTCAGTAGCAGTTATCGTATTTTCTGTTGAATAGAAATCATTTAATAACTCTCCTTTTTGTACAAAAGTTCCTTCTCTATATGATATACCATTAAATGTAGTAAATCCATTCTTTTCAAAAGAAATAGACATATCAGATGATGTTCTAGAAGGATGGTCAATAATATTCTGTAAGTATTTTCCTATTGCATTGTCTTTTAAATTAAAAGTTTTAATAATTGTAGATTTACTAAAAACTTCTTCTATTAATGAAGAAGACCATTCACTAAATGGTGTATCATATGAAAATTTATTGATTGGTCCTTCTGTTCTAAATACTACAAAATATTCAGGAATAGTATTTTTCATGTATAATGGCGCAAATATAGAAAATTCTTCATCATAGAAATTATTTAATTGCTCTGCTCCATATTCATAAAATTTATCATATTGTTCTGAATACTCGGATTTAGTAGAAGTATATTTATCATCATATTGATATAGGTAAAATGCTTGATTAGTAGCCAAATTTCCCATAAATGCATTCAAATCTGATGCATATGATGATTGTTCTGTTATTTTAAACTTTTTGTATTTATCACTAGATAAATCTTTTGTTGCATCTATAGAATTTAACCATATATTATTATCACTATCTACTGTAATTTTAACATTTCCAGTAAGTTTAGGATTTGTTCTAATAACGCCAAAAGATGTTTCATGTTCTTTATTAGAAATAACAGTATCGATAACAGATTCGGAATCTTTATTCTTTAAGTATAAAGAACCTATTTCTCTTGTTGACACAGTACTAACTTTTGGGACAGTAAATGTTAATGATGTTGTTGGTCCAATAACAACAATTCCAGAATCTCCTTCAAATGTAATATTTTCCGATGCAGTTAATGACGCAAACATGTCCGAACTTACTCCAGTGGCATTAGCTGCATCATATATTACTGAAAATGCAAATGAAGAATCTGTTATTTCCACATTAACATTTTTACCATCAGTACTTGGAAATATGCTAAATGTATCACTATCACTTATAGTAAGTGAAAAAACTTCACTACCAGTACTATGTATTACAAAGTGTTTTGTGAATGAAGTCCCAATACATTCTATATTAGAAAGATTTTTATCTATTAATTCTATTGATAACGCCATTTATTTATAGTTTTTATTGTCCAAATATACGCTGTGATGATCCCGAAATACTTGATTGACTAGGAGAATCTGCTTTATATTTGCTAGTTACTTGAATATCAAAAGAAAATACTGATTCTTCTTTAACATAAATATCAAGCCCGATTTTTTTAGTATATGTTAAATTTTTAACACCGTAATCACCGCCAATTCTACCAAGACCATTGCTTCCAAGTCCATAATAATCAGTCATTCTGAATTGATATATTACAGGAAGTTCAATTTGAAATTCTTGACCAAATAATACTTCTCTTGTAGATTTATAATCTGTACCATTTACTACGATATTATTATATTTAGTTGGTGCAAAGAATAAATAACTTCCACATGTTTGATTTCCAATAAAATATTTATCATTTTTGTGAAATCCTAATTTAGCAGGATAACGATTTTTAACGGTAGAAGATGATGTATCACAGTTCAAATATTGAAGTTGTAATTGTCCGTATGTTTTAGACGCTTGTATATTAAAAAAACTAGAATGTACAAATGCTGGATATACCGCATCTCCACCTGTTGTTATCGTCGGTTCATTTAAGTCTTGTAAACTGCCTCCAGCCATTACATCTGGGTGTGAAGTATGTATACAAAAATCAGTAACATATCCTCCTCCAGCACCTCCTGCATTTTGATTCCATATATACGAAAAAGTTCCAGTTTGATTAGATTCTTGATATGGATATAAAGAATTATCTGCTACACTTAATGAAGAACCTGCAGGTGGTCCAATAAGTGAAGATTTTAATCCTATATCAGTTGCTCTTGCATAAATAAATTGTGATAATACCTGTGAACTTTGAAATGGTGATGCCTGATAAGTATTATCGTTTGTTGTATCTTCCGCATCTATACCTGATAATGTTATTGGAACAATATCATATTTTCTACTACGTATATAATCAGTATTATTTAATGTTGTATCGGTATGTAATGGCAATCCAACGTCAATACCTCCTGGAAATTGTGAAACTAACTGTAAAGGTGTTACCGATGTATTTTCAATTACAATTGTATATCGTTTATTGATAATAGCTCCTTTCCTACTTTCTACGGGTAGAGTTTTTACAATTTCTGAATAATATCCCGCAAATAAATCAACCATTGAATTATTTGCTACTTTATATTTTGAACCATCTTCATCAACAACAAATACTGTTAATTGACCTTTTGCTTTTTCTATTGTAGCTTTAATTGTTGCAAGTTCTTTATCTATTTGAAGAATCTTATTATAAAGAGTCAAAATAGTTCCATCGGTATTAAAGAAACCTGATGCTATAACAGTTGTATCATGTGCATAATATTTATCCTTTTGAATAAATGAAGATGCTACGTGTGTATCAACTCCTCTAGATGCTAAATCTTGATTAAATAATACTCTTGTTTCTTCTGATGCTGCTGCATTAAGAGCTGTTGCAATTTCTTGATCAGTTCCTAAATTCGCAGGAAATGGAATAATTAAACTTTCTGACCATTTCGATTTTAATGGGTTATTTGGAAATCCAGCTTCAGATACAGATTTTATTCTAATCTCAACTTGTTCACCAGGAGTAATAGGAATGTCAACTTGATTAATATTAATAGCATCACCATTTTCAACATCTTCATTAACCCAAACATATATTCCAAGGTCTGAATCATAAGTTTTTGAACGTTGTTTAGTGATTATTTCATTCCAATTAGAAAAATATCCTCTAACCTTTTCACCAGTATTATCTACAAAATCTAATTGTTCAGTTCCTGTTGATGTTCCATCTTTTCTTAAATATCTATAAGAAATTATAAATTGAACAATCTCTTGATCATAAGTTCTTGATGATGATTTTGCAGAAGGTATTGGAAAAAATCCTCTAATTCTATACATCGGTGAATCAAGCTCTGATGGTCTATTATTTGAAATAGCACTAAGTTCTTGAACAATAGATGCATATAAGTTACTTGTAGATACTCTTTGATTTGTTAATGTATCCAATTGGTTTTTAACTGCTTGTCGTTCTGCATCAGAGTTAAAATTTGTTGTATTTAAAAGTTGTTTAGTATTATTTATAGATACATCTAATTGAGTTATCTCAGCTTTTAATTTATCTTTTTCTGATAATTTAGCTTTTATTTCTTTAACAAATGCTGTATCTGTCTTTTGTGTATTAATTTGTACAACTTTAAAGTTTCCAGCAGTTAATCTTGGTGCGTCTGGAGTTTCTCCATAAATTGCTGGAACATTACCTTCTTTTCCAAGCATCATCAACGAAGCTCCAAAGTCAAGTACTTCTTGTTTATAATATTGGTCTAATGGAATATCTCCGTTTGATGTTGTTATTATTAACTCATTAGAATAAAATCCAACACCTGGAGAAAAGTTTCTTGTTGTTAAATTTGAATCTCTATCGATTGCTTTGATGAAAATAACTTGACGTTCATCAAATGCGATATTTATTTGTGCTTCTTTAATAGAGAAAGCTGATACTGCAATTTTTAATACATCAGTTCCAGCAGGAATTGGTTCAGTTCCAGAAACCATTTTGAATATTACTGTATTTGTATTATTATCAACAGAAACAACTTCATATGTTGTTGATGTTCCAACTTCAACTCGGTCTCCAGCTTTTAAAATTTCAGTATTTGTGAAATTTTGTAAATTATCTGTATATTTTAGTGTATTTAATTTGTATTTACGAACTTTTTCTTGTAATCTGGTTCCATTTGATGCTACATTAGTAATAGTCTCATCAGTATAAGAAACAACATCAAATGTGCCACTATATCTTGCAATAGATGCAGGTAATGCAGTAACATCACTATCAATAAAATATGTAATTCCATTTGATGTAAGGTTTGCTATCAATCTATTGTAATCAATATCATTTCTACCTTTTATTGTATTATCGAAATATAATTTTTTCTCGTCAGTATCAGCATTAACAATTAAACGCATATAAGATATTTGTTGAGTATTATATTCTACATAATTTGTAATATCAAATGATACATACAATAAAGGATTAAGAAAACTTTCAAAAAACCAATTATTCTTTTTATTAAATTTACTAGGAACTAATAGTGAACCGATTTCATTAGGTTCATTAAATAAGTTTGCTTGAATAATTTTCTTAAATGAACCATCTGCCATTCTAACAGTAACAGATTCTCCATCCAAACCTATCAATTTATTAAAGTTTGCATCAATTCTGTCAAGATCATTTCTAAGAGATCCTATTGATGGAAGCTCATATTTTTTTGTCACACCAGATTGATCTTCTTGACTAATAATAACTGAATCAGCTGTACTATTTGTTATTTCTGATAGTTTACCTACAATTTCCATTGAGTTCTTTTGAACTCTTAGCAATTGTTTAAGAAATTGTGTTAAGCTGTTATTTGTGCTTTCTGTCATGTTAATTTATTCTTTTATAATTACTAATTTCTAAAATTAAGTTTTTGTAGTAGAGGGACCATTATTTATACTTTTTAATCACTGTTTATATTAAGTCGTATGTAAAAGTATACATATCTTTATCTATACAAATTATCTCTAATTGTGCAATTCCATTTCTTGTAGACATTTGATTTGATGATATTCTACCAACAAGTTTAGAATATGTTTCGCCTGTGTTTAATGTATCTAATGCGTCAGTATAAATCATAATATCAAATGAACCATTAGAACTCATATCTATTGGATAGTTGTGATCTATTACAATTTTAAATGTTTGACCATTACTCCATTTAATTTCTGAATCATTGATATAGATTTTAATATCTCTATCGACAGTTACTGGTTCACCATTACTAAGTTTCATATAATTTCCGTACTTACTAAGAGAAATTTCTTTAGTCCATGCTGATGGTGTACTTGTAAAAGTTGTTAAAATGTTATAAATAGGTGATCTATCTATAGTATATCCTTGACGTGTATTTTTGATAATTACTTGATTAGGAGTATTTTTATCGACTAAAATTCCATCACCGTGTTGAATTACATCAGTATTATATGCTACAGTAACACTTGTATTATTTTGATAAATATTTAGAATCTCATTATAGTTTCGTTGAATTAATTCTAATACATCAGAAGAATTTTCAAATATTGCTCCTGCTGCTACTATTTGATCTTCCAATACTTTAAGTCTGCTTTGAATTTCTTGAATATCATCAGAATCGTATACTAAACCTTGAAGTTCTTTAACTTCTGTTATTAATTGTTCAACGACATCATTCTGTCCAGTTAAAGTGTCTGCAGATGATTGAAGTTCATTTAATGCTTCAACAAACAATTGCATAGAGAATGGTGCATATTCATTGACCGCGCTAACTATTGCAGTTTGTTCACTATTAATATCAAATTTCAAATTGATTTTGAAACCAAATGAGTTACCATTTAAACCAGTTATTCTGTTTGGCTTATACTTACTCAATCGTGGAATACTTCCTCCACCTCCAGCAGAATCTTCTACATTATCAAGGAATAATATACCAAACAAGTTTGTTGCAGTTTCACCAGTAGATACGTCAGTAATATCATAGTAAACTAATACTGCATTAAAATCAAACGATGTTGTTTCTGCCAACCCATTAAAATCAGAGAATGAATTTATAGCCGAGTTAGATGCAATCGGATAATAATTTTCAATTTTAAAATCCAACTGAATACCATCTAAACGCGATCTTTTATACGAAATTTCAGCTATGGTATCATCTTCACGACGTCCTTTTAGTAAATAACAATCATTACCAGGATCATCAAATGATCCAGTGATCGCCTCAGGCTCTGTCCAGTATGAATTTGCTTCAGGATATGTAAACCACCATCCTACGCTATAAATGCCTATATTCTCATTATATTTAAACAATGTATATCCAGTAGATGTTGGATATGGAACATCTGCGACTTCTAATCCAGCACTTGCTCCATAAGTTCCTGTATCAGAATCAAAATATGCATATGTATTTAATCCTGCTGGGTTTACAGATTCTGGTGTTCTACCTACAATAAATTCAGTATTTAACGGATCTTTAGGTGCATTTATTAAGTTTTGTCCAGGGAAATAACTTTTATCGTTAACTGATTTAAACAAAACTAGTGGAGTAGCACCATCCTTTGTTGGAACATGGACATATATTTCAGAATATGCATCAGCTGCATTTTTAACAGAGTTTACAACATCAATCTCTCCAATATATTTAACTACTCTAGTATAATAATCTGATTCCACTTCTTCAGTGAATCTAAGACCTGCAGTTAATGGAGATTCTATTGTGCTCGCTTCTCTAAATCGAAGTGCTCCAATCTCTTTTAACCATTTGAAAAATACTCTTTCTGAAACATTTTGTAAAGTACTAACATCATATGTTGGATACTGTGTACACATAGTTTCCAAGTTAAGTGCATAGTTCTGAAATGATTCAGCTAACAACATATTCTGAGATTTGTCGTTTGTTACTTGAGCAAACGCACCAGGAATAACATCTAATTGCACAACATTTTCCTGATTAGGTGTCGGATATATTGGACGCTTTATGTCAGGAATGTTTAGTAATGCATACTTAGAAAATTTGAATTGTTTTCCATCGTTATTAAATGTGAAAGCTAGATCTTCTGACGCAGAACTCATAGTGTAGAAGCTTCCTCCTTGAATGTTAATTGGTTTTATAAAAGGTGATACATTACTCATACTAATTTCTTAAATTTATTTTTTTTACTACTATTATATAGCAGTCGTAGTAAATGTGATACTTGAAGTAGCTCCATCGGCACCAGTTGCTAATCGTGCAGATGAATAATTCATCAAATACCATCTTGCTCCATCGTATACACATTTTAACGTATCACCTGTAGCATACATTCTAATACCTCCAGTTAATCCTGTGAAATTAGAAGTATTTACAATTACAGGAAGTGAACTTGTTCCTAGAACATGGAAAATTTCTATAACTTGACCTGCTGTTCCAATTGGTAAAGATGCTGTTAATCCATAAGAACTACCATCATTTCTTAATACAACATATTTAAGACCCGTGATTGTCAAAGTTTTATCTCCAGTTAAACCAATAATGCCTGAAAATGCAGTAGATAATCCAGGTTGTCTAATTTCACCAGTAGTTGATAAAGTAGCTGCTGTCAGTGTTCCTGTTGTAGAAATATTGGCTGCATTAATAGTTCCAGTTGGAACTGAAAATCCACCTGTACCATTTATAGTTACACTAGTAGAAGCACCAGTAGTACCCATAATAACATTTCCTAGTAATCTAGATCCTTGACTAACTGTAAAAATATAGTTAGATAATGATAATGCACTATCTGTAATAGTAGCTGATTTAACTCCACTTAATACAGCCGTTGTAGGATTTAACAGCAAATGTGAAGAATCAATGCCAGCTTTAAGTGCCTGAAAATTAGAATTCAAAGTAAGTCTAGATGTTCCAACAGCGTCACTTGGTTGAATTGTTGTTATTGTAACCATAATTTTTTTATTTTATTTTTCTTCCTTTATTTAATGTTTGTTTTTGAATATTCGTTTGTAATTCATATTGTATATATCTTAATGTTTTTTTTGATAACTTCTGCAGTTTATTATATATCACTCTTCCTCGAGCGTCGGATATGCCATTTTAACTAAACGAATGTCATGTAGTTGCATATATGGAATGCCATTTGCATTAGCCCATAACATATATTCAACAACATAACTTTTATTAAACCAGAAACGTGAACCCTTTTTATTTATATGATAATAAGAATTTTCCCTATTTCCATGACATTTAGATAAAGACTTAAGATTATTTTTTTCGATACTATACGGATTTTTCCAATATTTATATTCCATTCCACCTAAATCATATATAGATTGTAGTACTTCTCTTAAAACTTTAAAAAAGTTATTTCGTAGCACATCATCTTTAATAAGTTCATTAAAGGTCATAAATGGAGAACAGTATGTACGATATAATATTTCAGATCGGGAATAATTATTGATGCCATTAAAAAATTTATTATTTGACATCAACTCAAAAATCGGCAAATTGAAACGAGAATCATTTCTAAGTTCATACATATAATCTAACCAATTATCAAAATCAAATAAGATGTCAGGATTTTTATTGTGATCAAATGATTCAACAAATTTCCATGATGCAAGATTAATGTAATCATGTACATATAGTACTTTACCAGTAGTTGTATAAAATTGTATCATTGCAATTCTATCAAAATCATCTGGTATATCAGCAACATTGCACATATACAAAGTACCGACTTTTGAAAAACCGATTCTTAATATATGTGCAGTTGTATGATCTTCATTAAGAAAGTGCATATTGAACTCTCTATTTCTAGATTCAAAACGCACTTTCCATGTTTTATTTCGCAAGACAGATATATCACAATTACATTTAGAAATTGGATTTACTTCTATTCGTTCTATTTCTAAGTTCTGTTCATTATAGAACTTAGTCATTATTGCAACTTCTGGTCCTGCTGGCATTGTTTTTATTTGATCACTTCATCTATGACACCCAATTCAAGAGCTTCATTAGATGGAATAAACCAATCTTTTTTTCCTTTATATACTTCAGTGAGTTTTTTCATTGAAATATTTGTTTTTTCTATTGTAACTTCTTCAATCATTTTTTGAAGTCTTTTAGTTTCTATGACATCTTCTTCCATGTCTAAAACTTTTCCACATGCAAATCCGCTTACTTGATGATATAAGTGTGTAGATTTTTCATGTCCAAATCGTTTATGACCTGTGATAGCAATTAAAAATCCACAACTCATTGCACAACCTGTTACATCTTCCCATCCCACCATAACAATTCATATCCATAAGGAGTGTTATCTTTTACACCATTATGACCAAATTTTCTACACATACATAGGACTTCATCGCTAGATATGATGCCTGAAACTGGACAAGGAGTCAATTCAGGCATTCTATCTCTAACATCAATCCACATTTAATGATGCTTTAGTATTTGACAATTTATGGCATATTCTTGCGACAGCTACAACATCTTGTTCACAGTATAATTTGATTTTATCATAGTTTTTTTCAACCCAGAATGCTTCACCAACACGTGATCCATGCATCTCAGCCTTAGGAGAAGGCAGATCTAGGACGTTTGTTAATAAATCTAATGATACATATCCATCCCAATTTCCAAGTGTCCACAACTCACCTGTGTCGACGTGATTAATTTCCCATGGTTTCTTGCCCCATAATTGAAGTTGAGGTGGAACAGCCACATTATTAAGTATCATTCTTTTTACTAACCAAGGAATATCGAATTTTTTAATGTTATGTCCACATAATTTTTTATCGATTCCCTTTGCATCTAAATTAAAAAGTAATGTAGAAATTCCTTCTAATACTTCACGCTCAGACGTATTCTCATCTATATTAAAACTTTTAATAGCAACATGTAAGTTAGTATCTCCAATAGGTAAATTAGTATCATCCTTTTGCATAAAACAGAATGATGCACAAACAATTTTACCATACTCTGGAAATAATGATGCAAACTTATAACTATCATAAAGTTCAGTCCATTCAGTAGGATTTTTAACAGTTTGCTTATTAAACTTATCTTCCCATAACTTTGCTTTTTTAGGATTTGCATCAATTAACCTTTGATAAGAAGCATATTCTGGTACGGTTTCTAAATCAAAAATTAATAAACCCAATAATTCATTTTCTTTTATCATCTTATTTTGAGTTTAGATATTTAAAGTTTGTAACTAATAAATGAAACTTTGAAATTTTTATTTCTACTGGTTTATCGAAAAATCTTGGTGATTTTGTTTCTTTATCAAATATACGATATGTCAAAATCAAATTGTTATCAGTTTCTTTAAAATCATAAATTTTAACATAATCATATCTTTTATCTAAAGAGTAACTATCATCGCCTCTTAACTTATCTAATTCAAAAATATAGTTTCTAACCATTTTTTGAATGTCTTCTCTAAATGTTTCAAAAAAATATACATTCATAATATATTCACTGTTTATATTTATATTGTAAACACTAAAAAGTTCATATATAGTGATTTTAAATTTATTTCCTAGAAAAATAATAAAAGTGAGAGTCAAAAATGATATATAGTAAAAATTTGACGTTATGATGCAACTATCAAGAGAACAATTATATGAGATAACTTCAGAATATAAAAAAGGAAATATGAACAATTATGATAAAATTTACTATCGTAAAATAGAAGGACTTAGAAGAACGGGAATTATTTATGCATATACACAGGAAGAATTAATAGAGTATTCAAAATGTGCAACAGATGTAATTTACTTTATAGAGAAATATTGCACAATTCAAAAAAGAAATATCAGATTATATAATTTCCAAATAGATATTATTAACAAGTATAAAGATTTTAAGTTTAATGCTGTAAAAAATTCGAGACAATCTGGTTTATCTTTAATAATGTCATTACTTGCTTTACATGAATTGTTATTCTCAGTTGACAATACAATAGTCGTAATTGCAAATAAGCAAGCATGTGGAATTGAAATAATGGATAAGATTAGAAATTTTTATATAGAATTACCATTCTTTTTAAAGGCTGGTGTCGTATCATCAGATAAAACAAAATTACGACTAGAAAATGGAAATAGAATTGTTTTAATATCATCTACTACTGGAGCAATAGGATTTCAAATTCACAAATTATTTATTCAAGATTTTGCTTATTTTAATAATAAATTTTCAGTTGATTTATTGCATTCTATTTTTCCATGTATATCTGCAATTAGAAATTCTAAATTATTTATTCAATCAAGTGGAAGATCTGAATATTTTGATCAAATTATAACAAATGGCGAAAGAATGGAAGGAGACCCATTAAAAAATAATTTTATGGTAACTAAAGTTCATTGGTGGCAAATACCAAATAGAGATGAAGATTGGGCAAAACAACAAATAAAAACAATAGGAAAAGAATTATTCGATCAAGAATATGATTTACTTTAAACCTCGTTTTAGAAAAGAAAAAATGTTTGTTTTAGAAAAGAAAAGAAACAGCCCAAAGAATACAGCTGACAGTACATAAAAAATAAACATAACGTCCCAGTAAGGAATACCCATGTTCAACATCATTTTTATCAAGATGTCGTATCCTAAAGGTAGGAAAAATGTTCCCAAAAATAGGCAAAGTGTAGATATTCTTTCTCGTATATTTCTCACTATCGTCTTCCATTTTACTATATATAAGAGAGCAGGTAGTAGGATTCGAACCTACGTGAGGATTACTCCTAACGGTTTTGCAGACCGCTGCCTTCGACCACTCGGACCATACCTGCATTTTGTACCCCTAGAGGGATTCGAACCCCCACAAGCGAAGCGTCTCCTGATCCGTAGCGCCGCGTTCTATCCGTTAAACTATAAGGGCATTATCTGGTGCAATATCTAAATAACTGGCATAATTTTTAGCAACATAATGTGCAGCATTATCAGCAATCCAATTTATCATAAACGGAGCATCTTGTACATATGGTTTTTTGGACCTGTCCAATGTTTAACAGTATTGTTTCTTATTGTATATGGTGTTCCTGTATGAACCGTTTTGAAAAATTCATCTTGAACTCTATTTGTGATTGTACCGTTTTTAAATGTATAATTCTTTAACTCTTCTTTAAAAAATTCTGCTGAATTTGTATCAAATTCTAAAATAAAAGTCCCGTTTTTCGCCTGACGTTCAGATTGCTTTTGTACAGGAAATAAACCTTTTTCTTCCAGCCCTTGAATAACTTTTTGTCCAAATCCAGCATATTGTTCATTCTCGTTAATCCATTCAGAATAGCTTTGTATTGATTCTATCATCTTGATTGCATTAATTTTTCATGAGATTTAAAAATCTCAACTTTATTTTTAAGTTCCCTAGGTAACCACTCTTTAATTGGACGATAATCAAATTCTTCCCATTCAACACCAAACTCATATGATTCTCTAGAAATATCTAATTGTACTATATATCTTGGCCAATTTAAAATTTGAGATTGTATACGTATTTCAGCTTCACCATTATCGGTCAAATCTTCAATATCAAAATCTCTCCGTAATCTTTGAAAATCAAAAACAATACATGAACCATCTTCATTAAAAGCAGGATCCATATACTCAGGATCTACTGTTAAACATATTTTAGATAGCTTATATGAAGGCTTTGGCAATGCTGGCATTGGTCCCATATCCAAGACAATTCGATCATCATCCTGTACATTTGGACCATAGCATGCGTCAAATAATTTACCTTCAGTTACCCAATGGTATGCATATTTAACATCACTAAGATTTATTTTAATTTTTCGATTTCTATCAAATCGTGATTCATTTAAAAAATCGTTAAAATTCTTTATCATTATTAAAATCCTTTTTTTAATTTTGCCATTGATCGTCTTGAGCCGCCAATGTTTTTATCTAAAATATAGCTATCAAGAATCGACCAACTTACTTTATGTTCAACACCCAACTT